CAATCAAATATCCCTTGGCGATTTAATGACGCAACCTGGATTAGCCGTTCAAGAAATGACGGGAAATCTCCAGGATAACATAATTCCTATGGCGATTGGAGCTGCAACCACCGCCGTCACTTTCAATGTAGGTAAACGCCTACTTCGCAAACCGATCAACAACATTAATCGAAATATAATGAAGCCCCTGCTCGGTGCTGGGATCAGACTTTGAGGTGTTATGAATGGCAAATGTTGACTCCTACGGACAATTGGTAATGCAATCATCTCAGATCGTTCCTTTAGCGAATACAGCCTTGACCGAGGCTACTGAGGATGAAATTCAAACAGACGCAAATTTTGTAGGGGCAGCATCCCCCGCAGGAACTTTCGCAACTCAAACTCTAAATAATCCGAGATGCGTTGCGGCGGGAATTTCAGCCGAAAACGATGTGACTTATGCTTACATTCGATCGGCGGGAAAAATCAAAGCGGGTTTGCCCGTTTCAGGTTTGAGCTCAGGTCAAGGTTTACCTGGCTCATTACCCTACCCCGTCACCTTAGTATCCGGAGATTCTGTGATCGTAATGGCCAACGCCGCCACCGATCGAGAAATCGGTCTTACAGTCGCAACGACTTCAGGCGAATACCATTGCTTCAGCGTCACTCCTGGATCTGGCGGTGAACATGAACTTGTGTCCGTTTTGACCGGTCAATCAATAGGTGAAACTTTACAGGGCAGATCCGTCAGTTTCGCTTTCGCTATGGGCGGAAACAACGCCGCCAACTTCTCGTCACCCGTTTATTTCCTCAATGGATCAGGTACTCCTGTCGGTAGCGTCACACCGAACGATCCCGCAGTTGATACGGGGACATTCCAGGTTTGCCGAGCTAATATCGCCCTAAATACCCGAGTAGTAGTGAGAACCGATGCGTGATCACTATGGCAATCAGTAAAAGAGCGAGAGCACGAATCAAAATTATGACGGCTTCTGAAAAGGCCTCGATCCGTAAAGCAACTAAATTACTCTTTGATGCTGAATTAATGGGCATCAAAAGATGCAGGGATATAATGAGAGTCGCGGATAAGTGATTCTATTATGTCGAAAACCAAATATAACTACTATCGATCATCAGCTCCGATCAATGATGCAGGCTTTGGTTATCCCGCAGTCCACGCGCCACCTCACAAAGCACTATGTCTAACACAATTGGCCGTGTTTAATTTGACTAATACTATCGGAACGGAGATCGTTTTCAGTATTATACCTAATGGAAAGTCACCGAACTTCGCAAACGGATCTTATGATATGGCGGCTGTTGAGCATTTTACTCTAGGAAATGTCCAAGCCGCGCTTACTGGTTCATCACAACAAGCCCCGCTTCAATACATAGGATTCCCCACTAAAGGGCCTGGCGGTACTGGCGGCGTTATTCACCTACCACCTGGTTCTATCCTGGTTGGCTATCCTTCAGCCGCCGGTAATCTAAACGGCACTATTCAGTTTACTGCGATCGGATATGAGATGGATGCCTAAACCAAAGCCAGATCAAGTCATTAGATTTGAAATCGTGATGGGTCGAGCTGAAAGGGAATTGGTTCAAAATATATTGATGCCCTGGCAAATTAAGCAAGTCGCAACTCCAGGGGTTGCTTTACTTTCAGATGTGTCCGGTATGGCAACGGTTGCGGCGCTCCTGGCAACATGGTATGGCTTTGAATTGGGGATCATAGGATTGGACACGCCTGGTGAAATTGTATCAGCATTCAGGCAACAATTAGCCGACTTCAAAGAATCACCCGCATATCAACTTTCAAGAGAAGCCCGAAGGACTTTGATCCCTGGATCAGAATATGCTGAGCCTTATGTCGCTGATGTACTGAAATGGTTTTTCGGAATAGACTGATCAGATGAACTGCCAGATCCATTTCAACGATCTTCTCACATATTTTCGATGCCTCAAGGGGGGGGTAAAAGCCTCATTCACGCTACTTTCTGCGAGTAGTTCTAGCTCTAAAGGCACTTTTTCGTATTTCTCAGCTATGATTGATCGTAATTCATCGGGCGTCATTTTTGATCCTCGAAAGAGTTTCCATTCGTTTCGATCAGGAGGGGCGACTGGATAACATATTGTGCATCTCGGTTTTTTCATCCCGTTGCATATCTCTAACGATTCGCCTTGATCATCATTCGGAAAAATGCATTTCATCGCATAGATGGTTTCACTCAATAATTGTTCACGAACCCATCTCGAAAAATTACTCTTCTCTTGAGCTAGTAAATCCGTCTTATGATCTAGTGAAATTGATCGGACAATCTTAGGCATTAGAAAACCACCTGGTTAAAGTGATGATTTGTGCCTTTGATCGTCACCCAACATTGAACTTTGTTGGCTTCTTGTATGGCATCCCAGGTTTCAAAATCTCTTTCAGTTTTACAATATTTGCATTTCAGTTTCATTCTTCTTCACTCCATTCATATATATTGTGATTGACTTTTTTCCAAAGGGTCACGATCGTATCATTATGGTTCCCGCCGTGATTGACTACCCACATATGCTCAAGATCGAAATGATGTCTATGTTTAGTCGAATTAAATCCAAATTTTAGAAGATAACCTCCAGGTTTCAACACTCTCTCGATCTCGGTCATTATTGACTTTACATAACCCGCTTTTGTATATACATTGGTGATTTCACTAGGGTATCTTTTCGCTTGAGTCTTGCTGAAAGGAGGATCAAAAATAACACCATCGAAACTTGAAGTGTCCAGGATCTTCATAAATTCAATGGCATCCATGTGATGAGTTGCTTTAGTTTCTGGATCTATGTCGTTTGTAAATAATCCGGCATCGGGGCAGTTCCTGGCGAATGGATCAGCGAGAAGCATATCAGGTAATTTTCTAAAAATTATCATCTCGTCATTATTTTTCTTTACCTTTTCATCCCAAAAACGCCGGTTCATATCATAAAACGCCGCTTTGTAATAATTTGTTTCAGATGTATTTAATGAAAGATTCCCATTCATTCTCGTGATCATAAGAAACAACCTCCTTGACTGTCGCAATGATCCATTCCCTCTAGATCAAAACCGAAATCTGATAATGTGTGTGTATGATTGAATTTTTCGATTGACTCAGCTGATCGGTATAATCCCTTGAGTTTCTTTTTACCATTGATCGCCGTTCTTTCTAATTCCAGGGCAATATCAAAAAGATCGGGATGTACTCGTTTTAGATTATTCCAACCGGCTGCAGTTTGATACATACACATAAAACATCCAGATTTCTGAACTTTTAGATTTGGATAATTTTTCAAATACGATATGCAATCATTCCTTGACCAACCCATCTCGATCAAGGGGAAATAATTAGCAATATATTTTCGATCTGATTCTCTGACTCTTCTTCTTTCGTCTGTCGTGATCCCCAACCACATATTCACCCAGGGCTTTTTTCCTAGTACACCGTTATTATGAATGCCATTTGTCTTGAGTACTTCTCGACAAAATCGCCTCACAGGTCGGATCTTGTATTTGTGTGTGCAAATTGAAACGCCGACCATTGGTAATGATTCAAGTTTTTGATAACCTTCGTGCAATTTGTCCTTAGCTGAAACTATTGCGAATTTTACATCATTAAGACCGGCTAAAAGAGAAATCTCCTTGACTGTTTCATAAGTTTCAGGTCTTTCACTCCCTGTGTCCGAAAAAATGATCCAGTCGGGTTTAGGCAATCTATTTTCAAAAATTAACATACAAATTGCGGTCGATTGAACCCCGCCGCCGTAAGATAGCACTTCAAGCATGATCATTCGGCTCTATACTCACTTATAACCTTAATTATTACTTATTATTCTGAAATTGTAGGTAATTATTACCATACTACTACTACTAGAGGAGATGGATCAGAGAGAGAGAGAGAGAGAGAGAGAGAGAGCGAAAATAACACTTTTAAGGATGGATCGGGGCGGCTTGAGGTATGCTCACGGAACTCACTATTGGAATCGCCACAATTATTGAAATTTTTGTGATTCTTTGGGGTTTGGCTCAATTAAACAAAGAACTTCGACATTCAGTTGAAGATCTCGAAGAATCAATGGATTCTAAGCTCGCCCTGGTTCTTCAAAACGGACTTATCGGGGATCCCATCAACCCTATTCAGGCCGCGATCGCTAATATGATGCAATCTGCCGCCGAAAGATCTCAAGGAAATATAAAAGAGATAGTAAGGGATGATAACGGGCTATTTTCTAAAAAGGATTAATAGCGACCTTTCACCCGATCGAGTCTTATGGCTAAAAGGAAATCCCCCCGCCGCCGATCGAGAAAGTCCTTCTCGATCATAAACGCCCTTGAGAGTTTGACCTACGCGGAAATTATCGCTAGAGGTTTGACTGGAGATGGTGTATTCGGCTTTTTTATGAATGCAACTGATCTTGGTTATTCAAAATCAACAACCCAATATGATTCAATGGGCGGATTTGGCACTTCTTCAACGACCGGCGTTCAGCTC